TTCTATAGTTCTAGTTGAATCTGCTTTTACAATACCACCTTGATATGTTTCTGCAGCGTCAGGAATTGCACAAAGTATCTTGTATCCTTTAGGCTCAGGTAACTGTAAACCACGTTCTTCAATTGGTATCTCTTCTGCATCTACATCTTCAAGCTTTGGAATAATAATTGGGCGACCATTTGCATCTACCAAATCCTTATTCATTGTAACTATTTGCCCGCTATCACTCATCTTCAAATGTCTCCATTCTTTGTGCAAGGTCTTTTATAATGCTTTCTGCGACGGATAGACCTCGTATATATCCTGTCATATTAGTGTACGAAGCAAAATCTTTTGCTGCTCCGTCTCCTAAATTTATTAAAACTGTTTTGCGCTGATCCTCTATTCGAGACAATAATAGCTCTAGCGTTTGATCCATGGTTTACTCCTCTTTGGGTTTTTGTTGATTCATTTGTTGCATCATTTGTTTTTCTCTAATTGAACGTTCTTGTTGTTGACTCACTGCATTAATACCTATCTTAGTACCTTCCATAAGTTGTTTAGCTTCTAGTTCTTTATTAGACATTACAGCATCAGCACCTAGTTGAGCACCAGCGATACGTTCTTGAGATTCAATACGCATCTTATCAAGTTCAAGTCTAGTTTGTTCAGCTTGAATATCTGCTTGAGTTTTTTGTGCTTTAATCTGTAACTCTTGCACTTTAATCTGTAGCTCTTGTTGTTGCATTTGAATGATTGGATCTTGTTGCTGTTGTTCAGCTTGTTGTTGTTGAGCTTCTGCTTGATCTTTAGCTAATAGTTTTTGTGCTGCTTCTGCCATTACTTTAGATAATTCATATTCAACATCTTCTGGTAATGTTTCATCAGGTTTAGGTAATGGAACACCTAATTGTTCTTCAAGTTGTTTTCTATATTCAAATGCCACGTGCTCATTAATATGTGCCATAGCTGCAGCTTGAATTGCGCCTGCTTGTGGATTTTGTCCTACCATTTCCATAATTTTAGGATCTTGCATAGCAGACATATGTACTTGAATATGAGCTTTATGATCTTGATAAATAAACGCTTTAACCGGTTTACCATTAATAATGTTCATGTTTTCTGATACAGGATCTTTTGGTTTTTGGTCATCAGCTGATGGTATAAGTTTTCCAATATTTTTAATCCCAAGTACTTCTAACATTTGTTTATTAAGTTCTACTTGGTCATAAATTTGTGGACTTTGAGCTGCCATTTGCATTACAGCTTGATATTGAACCACTTTCTGTGACATAGTTGCAGCATTAGGATCGCTTACAGGAATCACATCTACATTATCGTAGTCAGATTGTTTAGCGCGTCTATTACCTACTTCAGGCTCATATGAATACTCTGTTGGAGTGTAATCACGAATAATAACTTTAAGTAGTTTAAACTCTTGTTTCATTGCATAGTAAATACGAGCTTGTACAGCTGACATTACTTTCAGAGTTCTTTCAAGAATAGCTAATGTAGTACCTACTGGAGAGTTAGCAGACATATCAGATACTTTCATATCAGCAGCTGATGCAAAACGTCTACCTTCTTCGATGATTTGATTCATCAATTGGTTTAAAACTTGGCTTGGCTCTTTATAAGGAAGAGGTAAGATGTTGTCACGCACTGCACCTGATGGTACATCTACATCACGCCATTCACCAGGAGCAATCGGAGTGTCATCTCCTTTAATGCGTAGCCCACGAGACTTGAGACCGCCGGGAAGATTTGATAATGTACCTGCATCAACTAACTGACGAAGAATCATCGTACCTGATTTAGCAAATGCACCGATTAGATGAATTAAACCAAAACAGTAGAAACCAAATCCTGGGATATATCCGTAGTGCACAAAGTGTTGGCGTTTAGATTTTAATTTATCATCTGGATTCCAATTACGACGAATAGCTAATATAGTACCCGTACCTTTTTCAATTGTTATTACATAGGGTAGTGCAATACCATCTTCACTATCACCATTTTCTAAATCTATATTGACGTGCATCTCTAAGATTTTATATCTGTCATCTTCTGTAGGATTAAAACCTAGCTTCTCTGCTATTTTCTTTTCAGCTTCATCAATGTCTAAGAATGGTTCCCCTAAATCTACATCACGATAAAAACCTGCAACTTGTAATCTATGTAATTCATTTTTTGTTTTACGCATGACATGTGTGACACGCTCTGCTGTTTCTAAATTAGATGCACCGTATGGAACTACGATATCTTCAGCAGGGACATACATCGATACTTGACGTTCAATGTTAGGATCATAATAAACTTTTTTAAATGAGTTACCAGATAAACCTAAACCCCATAACATGCGTTCATGCTCAGGTCTATACTCAGGCATCATGTCCGTGAGTTGATAATTCATATCGTCTTTTACACGCTCGGCAGCATCTTCTTTTTCTTTTGTTTGCTTACCGATAATTACTGTTTTAACTGGGCCTGCCGCTGGAAATGTCTCCATCATAGTTTCAGCTTGGAATTTAACCAGCGCTTCTGTCATTAAGGGGTGGTACACATTGCATGCCCCAGGCCACGGTTCTGTTCTGTCTTCTACTTTTAAGCCTAATAGCTCTAAACCATCTACATAAGTAGTTAACCAATCTTTTCTAGAATTAATATCAGCATCATATTCACCAATTAAATCACCTGACAATTCAGTCAACTGACCTTCATCCATATCTTCTGCTAAGTTAGCATTAAATTCATCTTCTTTTTCTTTACCTGGAACAATTGTAATTTCCATACTACCGTCATCAAGCGTTACACTCTCAGGGTTTTCAATTTCAATACTTAAATCAGGTTGACCCATTGCTAATTCTTCTAGGCCTTGAGGTGCTTGTGCTAAACTTTTATCTATATTGTCTGCCATAATTAATCCTTATATTGCATATAATCTGTTTCGAGAACTTCTAAACCCTGGTATATCTTCAGGTTCATCGCTTGGTAATCTAATAAATCCACCTTGTCTAAATCTCATTAATGCAAGTGTTGTACTATCTACAAGGTCATCATTAGCACCACTTGGAAAATCGTTACATTCTTCTATTACTTCTTTAGCCCATCGTCTATCAGGCGCCCATACAATCCCACTTCTGAACAAATCTGAAACTGCATTAACTCTTGAAATCTTGTCTTGCCCTTTACCAGGAGTAAACTCACCAATAGGTAAGCCCATACGACGCATTTCTTGATATAGTGCAGCACCATTAGATTTCTTTTCAACGATAAATGCATCAGGTTCCCATTCTTTATACTCACGTAATACTAATTCTTTTAATTCAGGAAACTCTAGTCGTTCTTTAATTGAATTTAACAGTATTATATTATAGTTATTCGTTTCTTCGTTAAAAAAGACGCCCCAAGTGGTGAGCGCGTTGTAGTCCGCTCTATTATTGGCCTCCTGGGCAGCATCTAAACTCATAATTGTAAATTCACAGCTTGGCGGATCTTCTTCTTCCCATATATTCCACCATTCTCTTTTTATTAACGCACCTTCTTCTGATACTGGATTTTGTAAGTACTGTGAATTCCAATAACGTACATCTAATGCAGCTTTCTTACTTAATAACTCTTCTAAACTCCAGAACTCAGGCCATAATGGTTTCTCAATTCCTTCTTTATCTTCAATAATTGCTGGAAACTCTACTACTTCCCACTGATCTACTTCGTCATTCTTAACCATCTGGTTCACAATCTGTCCCGTCAGATCAAGTTTAGACCAACGTGTCATCACTACAATAATCGCACCGCCCGGCATAAGACGTTGTAATGGACCAGACTGAAACCACTCCCAAGCAGGCAGAAAAACATCCGCGCGTCCCAACTTGGCGTCTTGTTCGGAGTGTGGATCATCAATGATAAACAAATCAGCCCCGCGACCAGCGAGGGCACCACCAACACCAATTGCAAAATATTCCCCATTAAAGTTTGTCCCCCATCGTGATGCAGACTTAGAGTCAGCTTGTAGTTCTACCGCCGGAAAAATATCCTTATACGCATCCGAGCCCACCAGATTACGGACACGACGACCAAAACCAACCGCCAAATCAGCTGT